CCGACGTCGCGCCTATTGTAGCTAGCGTCGCAGCAAAGGCGCTGCTGTCATCCGTCACACCATCATTAGCGGCCCCCGCGACGGTCATCTGCGTGGCCGTGCCTGTCAAAGGAGTGCTCACTCCGGTGACTTTCGGAACCGTGGTGACAGTCATACCACCACCACCACAGTCACAGCCGCGCCGGTTCCGCTCAGAGCGGTGACATTGGCGCGAATGTTGAGCCAAGTAGCCTGAATAGAAAACCCGTCTGTGGCCGTCGTCGTACCTGACAACGCAATCGTGCCGGCCAGAATCCAGCCCACATTGTCGTTTGAGACTTCGATATTTACCGATGCGGTGACAGCCCCTGTCCCGGTTACTGTCGCCTGACAGGTGCGGTAGGGGATTGAATGACTGAACGTCTTCGCAGCCCCGGCGCCGGTCGCTGTCGCCGCGTTCAGGAGATCAATGGACGCGGCATAGCCGCTACTGGGGCCTTGCATTATTCAACACCTTTGGGATTTTGAGCTTTCTGCGTCTTCATACGTTCAGCATGGAGTTGTGCGTTGTGCTGGAGCGCGAGATCCGCCATCTGCTTGGCGTGATCGGACTGCTGCTGTTCCAGCCGTGAGGTGAGCGTGTTGATGGCCTGCTCTTTCGCAGCGCCCTCCACGACCGCATTGGCGGCATCCTGAGTCGCTTTCAAATTGGCATCCGCCAGAAGTTGCAGCGACTTCAACTCAATCTCCTTGGCGTTGATCATTTCCTGCTGAGCGGCCAACTGTTGTTCACGGGCGGCGAACTGCATCTCGAGCGCCTGTTTCTCGGACGCGATCTTGTCCAGTGCGGCTTGCGCTTTGGTCTGCGCCAGGAGAGCGTCGGCCTTCTGCTGCTTCAGGTCCTGTTCGGCCTGTATCTGCTCCTGGGCTTTCTGCTGTTGAGCCTGGGAGATCTGCTGAATCTGCTCCTCTTTCTGCTTCAGCATCTGCGCGACTTGAGGGGGGATCTCCGTCCCATCCGGGAGCTTGCCGGACATCGCATCCATGACCTTGCGCTTGGTCGTGCTCGAGAGTGCGGAGGCTTCAATCAAGGCCTGAGGCGGAATCTGGATCCCACTCTTGGCGAGTTCCGCCAAGACGCCAAACTGCTCCTGTTGGAGCGTGACGGTATCCGGGGCCTCATCAATGATGATATCCACGTCCATGTCGGCAAGGACGTTCATCGGCTCGCCTGGCTTGGCAATCTTCTTCTGAACGTGAATGTGATTGGCCGGATAGGTCGAGTTCAGCGCCATGAAGCGGCTGTTCTCGTCATCCGTCACCCGCACCCACATCTCACCTGTCCAGAACTGCTTCACGCGCGACCAGGACGCTTTCATGACCCGCGTCTGCCAGTACCGCAGACGGTCCGACAGAATACCCAGTTGAATCGACCCGCCCTGCTGATCCAACTGTTTGGCGCGGCCTGAGAGATCCCCACCCTTACCCAGCAGTGCCTCATTCGGGCCGGTATCGGCCATGGAGGCAATCGACTGTTGCAAGAGCTTGAACTGCCCTTCCGCGAGATCCGTGTTCTCACGGACCTCGAGTTTCATCCCCGGGGTGTATTCGAGGAATCCATCCGGACGTGCGAGCTCCTGGCGGGCTTTCTCAACGTCGTCTACGGCGCCCTTTTCAGCGGTCGCCTGGTTGACCGACAGCAGGTGCAGGGACTTCGAGCGGCGCTTGTTGATCTCGTCCTGGAGATCCTTGTAACGCTTGACGATGCCATATCGATTGCCGTCCCGATCCACATACAGGGATTGCAGCAGCAAGGGACATTCGGGCTTCTGCGTCTCGCAGTTGACGTAGGCGGACTCTTTGGGCTTCTCGATGAACCCCACGCGCGTGTAGACCGCGCGCATCCACTGATCCCCATCGCGGTAGTAGTGCTCGACGATCTGAATGCGTTTTCGGCCGCGGTCGTACCAGCGGGGCTTGTCGTCGTAGGTCTCTTCCGCCGGCAGGAAGGAGTTGCTGGTGAACAGGTCGAACTTCTCGCCCAGGTTCTTGTAGGTGGCCTTGGCTTCGTCCAGGTCCATCCATTTGATGATTCCCTGGTAGCGCGAATCGCTGAAGTCATGCAGCAGCGAATGGCTGTCATAGAACAGCCGGTCCCAGCGGATGTAGCGAATGCAAACGGTCTTGTTGGTGGTTCCGCTGTAGGTCGCGTTATCGACGATGACTTCGCATCCGCCATACCCTTCCACCGCCATGTTCTCGAAGACCGAGGACTTGGTCTGCTGGAAGAAGTTGCAGTCCGCGACGTATCTCAGAGCGTCTGTGGCAGCCTCAGCGCCGGGATCATCCTCAGGGGTACGCGGGTAGGCCTTGGGATCGGTGCGCGTCTCCCGCTCCAGCCCCAGCAGATACTCGACCTTGTCCTTGATGCGGTTGTCGGTGATCGCCGGTTGGCCCCGCGCATTGAGCTTGGCGATCTCATCATCCGACCACTGCTTCCCGTCGTAGTAGTCGCGAAAGATCTCTGCGGCCCGGCGGGCATCACGGCTGGCATCCGCGGACTGCTCGAACTGACGCACCAGGCGAGCCAGGGTCTGATCGCTCGTCATCGGGTCGGAGTCCGTCACGCCCACGTCTGCGTCATCGACTCCAGTGAGCTGCTCGACGATGGGCGCTTTCTTGGCTTTACGCGCCACACGCAACTCCGTTGTGTTCGGGCCGGCGGGCCGCTCTCATTTCGTTTCGCGAATCGGTAATTTGGCGCAACTTTGTTTCACGTGGAACCTATGCGGTGCGCCAGTTCTTGCTTTCAGGGGCATCGAACACCTTGGACCAGGAATCCTTGGGTTGAACCGCCGGGTTGACGATCGACGCAATGGCGGGATGGGCCTGATCGATCGCGCGCGCCATCAACGAGGCCATATCCACCGCGTCATCGAACTTGCCCGCCGGGAAGCTCAGAAACTGATTCAGCAATCGATGCCCATATTCGTTGTCGGGTAACTTCACCCGTCCCATGCTCGCCATCGCCTGCAGCGGTCGGGCCATCGCGGACTTGTCGGCATTGGTGACGAGCCATTCCAAGCGACAATGCGTCTTGCGCTCGATCATGCGACGACGCAGAAACGGCTCTATGGAGCGGCGTATGACGCCCATCTCGGCAAAGAAGCAATACGGCTTGTGTCGGGCGAACTGATCAATCAGCGCCTCGATCCATTTGTCGGATGAAGTCTGGCCGTACCAGCCATCCAATCCCAGATACAGCACGCCCTCGGGTGAATAGCCGTGCGTGCCGATGTCGGTGAAGTCCCCATCCCCTTCCGTGACCGCAAAGTCGCCCGTGGTGAACTTGTTGAGGCGATCCGGTGGCTTCGAGTACATCTCGAACCACTCGCGTTTGAAGAACGTGCCTTCCTCAGGACGCGGGTTCTGTTGGAACAGCGCAGACCAGTCTCTATGACCGATGTCCGCCTTGATCCGCCTCAGGGCTTCCAGGTCGTACCACTGAGGCCATAGGGCCGATTCGTGATCCGTACCCTCATGCTGGATCGCTGGCATCTCAATGACGTGCCACTGATCCCTCTGGCGTTCCAGGAGCATTCCAGCGAGGTCCGACTCGTGCCAGCGCGTGAGGATGAGGATGATGGCTCCCCCGGGCATCAAGCGCGTGCGCAGCGTACTCGTGTACCAGCGCCACACTGCTTCCCGGTTGTTCTCGCTGTCGGCTTCCTCGCGATTCTTGAACGGGTCGTCAATCAGTGCGATATGGGCACCGCGACCGGTGATGGATCCACCCACACCCACGTAAACCGAGACACCGCCATGGTTGGTATGCCATCGGTTGGCGGCCTGGCTATCCGCAGCCAGAGTGACGTCCGGGAACAGTTTGCGGAAGCGTTCGTCCTGGACGATGCCTCGCACATCCCGGCCAAAGTCCAGCGCGAACTCACCCGAATAGGTCGCCGCAATGAGCTGCTTGTCCGGGTGGCGACCCAAATACCAAGCCGGGAAGCGCCGGGAGGCGAGTTCACTCTTTGTGTGCCGCGGCGGGGCAAAGATCATCAGGCGATCGATCTCACCGCGCTCGACCGATTCCAGAGCGTCGGCTATTCGGCGGTGATGCTCACCGACCTCAAAGTCAGGCTTCGTGTACGTGGTAAAATCAATTAAGCGCGCTCTCGCTCTCCGGCGGTTCAGCAGTTCCGAGGCTGCCGCCTGTGGCGATATGGGCGAGTTGGTCATCCGTCAATTCGTGTACGTGCGTATGCTCGATGGAGCCGGCGACCTCGACGGACTGCATCGGCTTGCCGTCGAGTCGGTTGGCGATCTCAGCCACAGCCCACCAATCCCCCTGCAATGCCTCGCGGACCACGTTGTTGGCGATCTTGTCCAGTGCTTCGCCCATGGAGCATTTGAGCTTCTTGTCGGCGAACTGCTTGAGAGCTTTGTTGAGCGCCTCAGACCACTGTTTGGGCTTTATGGCGTTCTGGTTACCGGGTTGTGCACCACGGCGTTTCGTTTCCTGCACAATCGAATCTCATGTACTTGATATATCAGCCGAACGCATCGAGGTTGATCAGGTCGTACTCCTGATCTTCAGTGAACGCACTTTCGGGGGGGTCGGCATTGGCGAGGAAGGTCACTACCTTGCGCTCGATCACATTGGTGCGATTCACGATCTTGTTGAGCGTAGCGTCGATTTGGATCTCGACTACGGTGGCCGGGGTCACACTCGTCCAGTCCTGCAAAATAGTCCCGGTCGTCTCACACTGGACCTTGTAGCTCAGGCTCGTGGGGATCTGAGGGACTTCCTGACGGTCGAAGAACTTGGCCTTGATGAAACAGCGGGAGCCTTCATTGAGGGTGGGTACGGCCATCATCCTTTCCTGAAGAAGAGACGAATGTCATCGGTCGCGAAGCTCAAGCGCACGTCGGTGGCGAGATTGGGTATTGCGATGCCGGGTACGCTCGCCAGGGTGAAGTTCAAACTGAGATTCGCTTGTGCGACGAAGGCAGGCAGGGTCGCTGTCAGTCCGAGCGTCATTCCCACATTGGCCGCGGGAGTGAGCGTGCCGCCGGAGATTGTCGGTGCACCGGACAGGTCCAATTGAATGCCGGGGGCGGCAATCAAGTTTCCAGTGAGTGAGCCTGTGAGGCCCATCACCAGATCTAAATTCGCCGAGCTCGTGAATGAGGTACCGACCGACCCGGCCAAACCCATCTGAATCGCAAACGTCGCGTGCTCGCCGAATCCGCCGGCGGCTATGAGGTCCAGACGGGAGTCGAGATTGGCGCTGCGACTCAGGAACCCCAGTGGGATCGAAGTGAGACCGAAATGGATGTCCTGCGTGTTTGTGGACTGCAGCTCCACCGAATTGGGGGGCTGCAGGTCCAGGTGCATATCCAGGGTAGCGCCGATACCCGGTACGCCGCTCAATCCAAAGAGGATCCCCAGGTTGGCAACAGGCGAAGCACCCGCGCTCGACTTGAGGAGGAGCGCGAGTGTCAATCAACGGTCTCGCTCAGGGCTGAGGTGTTGTATTGGTAGGTGTTGCCTGAGTTCACGGTGACGTCGCTGGAATTTTGTGCGTACGTCAACACGTTGCCCGCGGTGGCGGCATCCATGATGGCGACAAACCGCACGGCGCCCCACCCGGCAGTGGCCGTGGGGAATGTAACGGTGGTCGCGCCGGCATCCCCATCGGTGGGCGCGGCGAAGGTGACCGCGACCCGGGCGTAAGAGCCGCCCGCGACCTCATTGGTCAGTGTTCCGGCTTTGAGTTCTGCCAGGGTGGCCGTGGAGGTAAACAACGCGGCGTATACGGTCGTGGGACTCGTATAGGCCGTATTGCGATAGACGTGATTTGCGATCTTGTTCGCAAGATAGGTCGATGCGGGCATGTCAAATCTCCACGTAAGTCAGATGCCCGCGTACGCCCACGGCGGATGCGAGGTTGAGATTCAAAGCGGTCGTGATTGAGGTTTCAAAATGACCGGCAGGATTGAATGGCGCAGCGATTCCGCCATTGGCACTCAATGAAGCCGCGCCCATCACATCGGTCGTGCCATTGCGAAACTTCGCGGCAACCGCGGCATCCGCCACGATCACATACGACAGCACGCGGATTTTCTTGCTCGTCACCGCTGCAACGATGCTGTTATCACCGGAGCCGGCAACGCTGATGCTGGCGAACTTCGGCGTGACGATCGTGCCGGCATTCGACATCTGTGTGGATTCGATCGTGGTTTGCACCGGCAGTGGCTGGGCAACCTGGGTGTCAGTACCCGTACCATCGGCGCCCCAGACAGGTTTGACGCGCTGAACCAGAACACCGCTGCCGATATCATCTGCCGCGACGACTGAACCGGTTGCAGGCAAGGTTGCATTATCAGCCAAACTAAACTCCTACGCCCAACAGTGAGCGTGTGTGCGCCTGAGTGAGCACCAGAGGCTGCAGAATCAGCGTGTAACCCTGTGAATTGCCGCTCGAATCGACGTTGGTCAGTGGAGCGGTGTCCGTTGACGTGGCTGCAGCACTGGATTGACTGTCGTACCACAGTGCAGCTGCGACCGCCGTGCCGCTCTGAACCAACTGTGTGCTGCCGATCTTGGTGTAGATTCCAGAGTCGGTGACCCAGTCACCAAACGTGGCACCGTTGTTGGTCGCGGTCTTGATACAGTGTCCACCGCGAATCACGAGACAATTCGCCATGCTGGGCGCAGACGTACTGTTGACCGCAATCTTTCCGGTCGTGTTGGTGGCGCGCTCAGAGGCTT